TGAGTGAATTAGAAGATTATAAAATCATGACAAAGAAACGATTCTCTGCTGCAGTTGAATCAATTGTGATAACTAAACGTTTAAGTTATATTGATGCTATTACAGACTTAGCTGAAGAAAGAATGATGGATTATGCAAACGTAAAGAGGTTACTATCAGATTCCATTAAACAAAAGCTTGAAGTAGAAGCAGCTGAGTTAAGATTAATAAAAGTAGAAACAGGAAATAAGTTACCATTATGAAAGTAGGATTTACTTGTAGTACATTTGATTTATTGCATGCTGGTCATGTACAAATGTTACGTGAAGCAAAAAACCAATGTGATTACTTATTGGTAGGATTACAAGTAGATCCTAGTCTTGATAGAAAAGAAAAGAATCAACCTGTACAAACCATTATTGAACGCTATACACAACTCAAAGCAGTCGGTTATGTAGACGAGATTATTCCATACGGAACAGAGCAAGACCTTGAAGATATATTATCAATGTATGCCATTAATGTTCGTATACTAGGTGAAGAGTATCGTGATAAAGATTTTACTGGTAAGGATATATGTCGTAAGCGTGATATTGATTTGTACTTTAATAAACGAGATCATCGGTTTAGTTCAACTGATCTTAGAAACAGAGTATGTACCAAAACTATTTAATTAAACAACAAAGGAAACAACAATGAGTATTATTATTCCATCATCACCCGCAGATCGTAAGACCATTAAAGATGCAATGACTGAAATTTCTAATTCAATGGTTCGTATCGAAGGTGAAAAAGCTTTTATCAAAGAAGCAATTGAAGAGCTAAACGATAAAGTTGATATTGATAAGAAGTATCTAAATAAGCTGGCTCGAGTATATCATAAACAAACTCTTGCTCAAGCTACTGCAGAAATGGAAGACCTAGAAGCATTATATGAGTCTTGCCTTAAGTAAAATGGATCCATTCGAGTCTTATAAACTTTATAACGCATTAAAGCTACATTTTGAAACAGATGGGTATGATGCTGTAAAGTACCATTATAAGACTCGGGTGAATCCTCAATCTTTCTTTAAACGTAGGGACAAGTATTTCTTTGCTAAGCTGGGTAAGAGTTATGGTAAAGATCTTGTTAAGTATTATGTGTCTAACTTTATAAAGGATGTTAAGTATGTTGGTGATATGCTAGGTCCTGATGGAGAAGCTAACTATAATGATATGATGAAGGTACATGAATCTTTATCGTATAGGTTTAAAAATGATATAAATATATTATCATCAATGGTCAACTCATTTGATGAATTGCTAGAGTGTCAAGATAACGAATACCCAGTAGTTATTAAAGCATTCATGCAAGAAGAAATTTGTTTAGAAACTGTGGTCATACTAAATAAACTCACAAGGTTTATTGATAGAGCAGATAAACAAATAACCGAGACTATCATGTGGCCTGATATCTCACGTAAAGTTCATAAATACGATCCATACGTTTCGATTGACCGAGACAAAATGAAAAAGATTGTAATGAAGTCCTTTACAAATTAGTGATAATGTGTTATAATATAGATTATATTATGTATAAAGTGGATAATTCAGACAATACAAAACATACATCGGAGAAAAAATATGTCTTTAAGTAATTTAAAATCTAGTCGTGGCTCGTCCATTGACAAACTCGTTCAAGCAGCAGAAGCTGTATCTCAAAAAGCAGAAACAAAATCATACGGTGATGACCGTTTTTGGAAACCTTCACGTGATAAAGCTGGTAATGGTTATGCAGTAGTTCGATTCCTTCCACCCAAGGAAGGCGAAGATCTACCGTGGGCTCGTTACTGGGATCATGGTTTCCAAGGACCAACCGGTATGTGGTATATCGAAAACTCTTTAACTTCTATTGGTCAGGATGATCCAGTTTCAGAAGCGAATACTCTCTTGTGGAACAGCGGTCGAGATGAAGATAAAGCACTTGCTCGTGAACGTAAGCGTCGTTTACATTATGTTTCTAATATCCTTGTTATCTCAGATCCATCTAACCCAGAGAATGAAGGTAAAGTATTCCTTTATAAGTTTGGTAAGAAAATCTTTGATAAGATTATGGATGTAATGCAACCTCAATTCCAAGATGAAGATCCTGTCAACCCTTATGATTTCTGGGAAGGTGCTGACTTTAAGATTAAGATTCGTAAGGTTGAAGGTTGGGTTAACTACGACAAGTCAGAGTTTGGTTCTCAGTCTGCTTTATTTAATTCAGATGAAGATAAACTAGAAGAAGTATATTCGAAGGTTCATTCTTTAACTGATTTTACTAAGCCTGAAAACTATAAGTCTTATGCAGAATTGAAAGCTAAGTTCAATAAGGTTCTAGGTGTTGATGCAGGTGAAGTTGCTGCTGAGCCTGTAGTAGCTCAATCAGTTGCTGAACCAGTAATGGCTGCTGAATCTGCTCCGGTAGGTAATACTGCTGAAGCTGAAGAAGATGATACACTCAGCTATTTTGCTAAGCTAGCTCAAGAATCATAATAATAAAAAAATAATAACGTTTTTGGAGTCCTTTGGGGCTCCTTTTTTTTATATATAATATAGAGTGGTCATCTTTATCGACTCGCATAGGTTCATGCGTCAAAACGAATCGTATAATCCGAACAAGGAGAATTACGATGAAAGAACTAGTATATATCTATCGTGGTGTAAAATACGTAAAGCAAGTAAAAGCGTAAACCAAACCGAGGACTCGCAATGGGGTCCTCTTTTTTTATTATAAATAATGTTATGGCATACTCGGGTAAATATAAAATTAAAAAACCAGAAAAATATGTAGGTGATCCGAGTAAGGTTACGTATAGATCTTTATGGGAAAGACAAGCATTTAAGTGGTGTGAGAATAATTCAAAGGTTGTTGCTTGGAACTCCGAAGAAGTTGTCGTGCCATACAAATATAAAGTCGATAAAAAGTATCATCGTTATTTTGTAGATCTACTTATTAAAATGGATAATGGTGATATCATACTCATAGAAATCAAGCCAAAGAAAGAAACATCTCCTCCCAAAAAACCTGCACGTCAGACTAAAAGATATATCAATGAGGTGACTACCTATATTAAAAATACTGATAAATGGAATGCTGCACAGAAATATGCAGAAGATCGTGGTTGGAAGTTTGAAGTCTGGACCGAAGATACTCTTAAAAGTCTTGGAATAAAATTAGTCGGTGGTCCTATAAAGAAGAAGAAAAAGTAGTATACCTCTATCCTCCGGGGTAACTATATTATTATAACACACTTTCACGTAAAAGTACACTATTTTTGGATATAAATAAAGGTATGGCAAGTCTATTTGATACATTACAAGCACAGGCTTTTAGAGCTGGCATTAAAACAAGAACAGATCAATCTAAGAATTGGTTTCGTAAAAATGTTGCTAAACTAGGTGATGTAGATCGTCGTAGTCTTTTAAAAGATGATGCACTCGATCCTACAACAAAAGAAATAGCTGGTAACATGTACATGTACTTTTATGATCCAAAGCATAAGGCTACATTACCATATTATGATCGGTTCCCATTAATTATTATGGTTGAACCAGCGCCAGGTGGTTTCTATGGATTAAATTTACATTACTTAGCGCCAGGAGTACGAGCAAGATTTTTAGATGAGTTAATGAAGACTGCACCAAAAAAAGTTGGTGAAAATACTCGTCTAGCAAAAATGCGATATGATTTATTAAAAGGTGTAAAAAAATATAAAGAATTTCAACCTTGCTTTAAACACTATCTTACAAGCCAGATAAAAAGTCGTATGGTAAGAGTTCCGATGACTGAATGGGAAATTGCAATCTTCTTACCAACAGAGCAATTTAAGAAAGTTAAAGCAGAAACTGTTTGGAGATATTCTCGCAAACAATATACAGGTAAATAGAAAATATGTCAATCGATAATTTTAAAGCTACTATATCCAAGAGACAAGGCCTCGCAAAGACTAATCGGTTTTTGACAATTTTTACTCCGCCTACGGCAGCATTAGTAAATTTAAATCCACTTGATGTGGTCGGTCGGATTGCTAATGGTACTTTTAATGCTAAGAGTCTTATAAGTGATCCAAGGGATATTGCGTTCCTTACTGAATCATCACAAATGCCCGGTCGTAGCCTTAATACATTAGACTTTGCTGCTGAGAAAGAAACAATTAAAATGCCTAATGGTTTTATTGATGATGATGTCACTTTTACGTTTTATCTCACAAACGATTATTATATGAAAGATATGATGGAAACTTGGATGTCATCGATAGTTGATACAGAAAATTATACATTAGGCTATAAGAAAAATTATCAAACAGATATTATAATACAACAATTAAATAGTTTTGATAAAAATGTATATGGCGTTAAATTAATTAATGCATACCCAATAGCAATATCAGCACTGGCTCTCAATAACGAATCAGAGAATGCATTCCAAAGATTACAAGTAACATTTGCATATGATAGATATGTACCAGAAAATTTTATACAATCATCTATCTCAGGTCTGATCTCAGCAATACCAAATGAAGCATTGAGATTATTACCAGATAGCGTATCGAATGGTTTGAAGAAGTTTAAGAAAATTAGTTCATTATTTTAATATTATTAGGAGAATATTATGGCTTTACCAACGTTGAATGCTGCGAAGTATAGGACGATTATACCATCACTAGGAAAGGAAGTAGAATATAGACCTTATCTAGTAAAAGAAGAAAAGATCTTAATGATCGCAATGGAATCAAAAGATCAAGGACAAATATTAAGAGCTTTAAAAGATGTAATTAAAGCATGTGTGTTTGATGATATCGATGTAAATAAATTAGCGATGTTTGATTTAGAAGCATTGTTTTTAAAGTTAAGAGGAAAGTCTGTTGGTGAAACAACGGAAATTAAAATTAAATGTTCACACTGTGATGTTGAAAATGATCAGCTGATTAATTTTGAAGAGATTAATATGCCGGTTGTACAAAGTAAAAATAATGTTATCGCTCTTACTGATGATGTGGGTGTAACATTAGGTTATCCATCAGTAGGTGGATTAGAAAAGCAAGATCAAAAAGCAAGTCAAGTTGATCAAGCTATGAATATGATTGTTGAATGTATTGAATCGATATATGACGCAACTTCAGTGTATTCAGCAAAAGACGAAGGTATAAAGGCAGTAAAAGAATTCGTCGATTCTTTAAATAGTGCACAGTTTAAAAAATTAACAGCGTACTTTGAAGAAATGCCGGCAGTAACATATGATATGAAGTTTAATTGTATTAGTTGTGGTAAAGAAAATGAGATGGAGTTAAGAGGCTTCGACAATTTTTTTGGTTAGGCCTCTCTCACGATACCTTATATAACCATTATAAGACAAACTTTGCGATGATGCAGCATCATGGATATAGCCTAACTGAGTTAGACGGTATGATGCCATGGGAACGTGAAATATATGTAGCCTTATTACAAGAACATATTAAAGAAGAAAACGAAAGACGGAAAGCAGAACAATCGAGGAGTAAATGATGACAGAAGAAGTAAAAGAAGCATTCCATCCAGCAGATACAAATGGTGATGGTAAAGTAAGTGCAGCTGAAGAGCAGTTATATTTAGAGTTTAGACGTAAAGAGTTAGAAGATGCTGATGCTATGCGTGATGCTCAACGTAACATGACATGGTTTGCACTTGGTGGATTACTATTATATCCATTCGCTGTTGTTCTAGCATCAATGGTTGGATTAGATCAAGCTCAAGCTACATTAGGTGATATGGCTCCAACATACTTTGTTGCTGTTGCTGGTATTGTTGCTGCTTTCTTTGGTACACAAGCAATGAAAGGTAAGAAATAATGGATCCGGTAAACGCATGGGAAACACTATCATACTTTGACGGTATTTTATTTACTGTCTGGTTAGGTATTTTATATTATGGTAAAAATTTAATCGACGATTGGTTCGGAAAATAATTACTAGGTAAAGAGTTATGGCTGATAAAATAGATCCCGAAATACTAGAAGCTATGAAGAATAGCATTATGACTGAAGCACAGTTAAAAGCTGGCTTTGGTGGTAATGCATTTAAGGGTGGTGCTAACGAAAATGAAACAAGGAAGAATAGACGCCTTGAGTCTGGTGTTGCTTCTGGAGAGCTCGGCCGTTTAGCTAAACAATTAGAAGAACAAAATAAAATTGCTCAAGATAATAAATCAGAAAAAGATAGACAACAAGCTCTAATGGATCTTGTCCTAGCAACCGAAAAGGGCGACGAGGAAGGAGAGAGAAACGCCTTAGAACTAAGAGCTACATATATTGAAACACAATCAAGACTAGAAAAAGCCATTGAAGCTGGTGATAATTCTCTTATAGAATTAGAAAAAAGTAATCTCGACAGGGTTTTGGCCGGCGCTGAAACAGAAGAGAATCGCCGAGAAGCTAATAAAATGGCTGAAAAGCAATCTGGTCTATTAGATAAAATATCAAATGGTGTTAGTGGATTTGTTGGATTTTTAAAAGATAATGCTGTTGCTGTTGGGGGTGGTTTATTAGCTGGCCTTGCGCTTTTTGCACCAGAGTTACTGGAAAAATTAGTTAAACGATTAGTTACAATATTATCAACTGCAATGGAAATTGTAAAGAAATTATTAGATGGTGATATTAATGGAGCTCTTGAATCTTTTGGTACAGAATGGAAAGCATTTACTGGTGCATTTATCTTCTTCTTTGGTGGTAAGATTATAAAAGGTTTAAAGGCAGCACATGCAGCTTTTAAAGGAATAATGGCTGCAGTACAAACATATAAAATGTTTTTAGCTACAAGTTATGCTGGTAGTATGACAGCACACTTAAAAGATATGATGAAAAATCTTGGTAACACATTAATGAAGCCATTAAGATTTTTATTAAATGTTGCTAAGGGATTTAGAGTATTTATGATGGCATCATTTATTCCTGGAATGATAGCAGCATTTAGTGGAATGATAGCTGCTATTACACCAATGTTGGTTGCGTTAGCTCCAATTCTATTGCCTATATTAGCAATTGCTGCAGTCTTTGGTTTAATATATCTTGCATTAGAAAAAATGCGAGAAGCAATGGGATTCACTTCTATCTTTGATGTAATGATGTTAGGTCTTGCACACTTAAAAGATGGATTTGGTCATATTGTAAATCTTATTGGCACAATTGTTAACTTTATTATGGGTCTTGTAGGTAAGTTTGCTAGCTTCCTTGGGTTTGATATCGATATTCCAAAGATACCAAAAATGGATACTGATAACGCTAAGAAAAAGAAAGCAGAGCTACAAGAAAAAGCCGCAGCTGCAGAAGAAGAAGCTGCTAGGAAAGCAAAACAAGATATAGATGCGGATCCACTAACATATGAAGTAGATGTAGTAGAACCAGAATTATCTACGAATCCAACCGATTCAAGTGATTCGATAACACCTACAACGCAAACACGAAGAGGTAGAAGACGTGTACGTAAATCAGATAATAGTACTGGTGATAACTTAGCTGCAGATTCAACAACTAATACTGCATTACAAGAACAAGCTAATGGTGGTGGAAGCCAATCTGCTCCAGTCGTTATAAGTCAAAAAGGTGGCAATGTAACAAACAATACAACTAATACTGCGGTAAGATCTTACAAGCGCCCTCGAGCTTGGAACAGTTCTGAAATCGTAAGTTCATTCGCATAGGAATAGAAAATGACTAAGCTATATGTATTTCCAGAATCTTTAAGAGAAAAATCTAATTCAGTTAAAGGTTTTCCACATGTATCATTTGAAATGGTACAAAGAGCTATGCCTGAAGCTACAAAGATTCATTTATATGTTCCATCTGGATTTACAGTTCCAGATGGTGCGTCGTATGGCTCAATCAATTTAAATGAAATTGGTTCAAGTGAAGCTGAGGTAAAAGAAACTGATACAAAAGATTTAGCTAACTTAAAACTTGGTGGTGCATTAGATGCTGCAGGATTAGGTGCATTAACACCAGCTGCTCAAAAAGAAGCAATCGCGAAAGGTATTGCAATTAATCCTAATACTGCTGTTCAATTTGAAACAGTATCATTAAGAACATTTGAATTTAGTTTTAAAATGGTATCTGAATCTGCAAAGGAAGCACAACAAATATTCCTCATTGAAAACTTATTCCGTAAAGCATTATATCCGACCCGCCAAGGCGCACTACTTAAATATCCTCCAACGTTTAAAATAAAGTTTTTACATGGTGATCAAGTAAACGGATTTATGCCACGCATTATGGAATCATATTTAGTAAGCTTGAATACAACATATAATGCTGGGTCTAATATGTATCATGCAGATGGATCACCATCTGAGGTTGATATATCTATGACATTCCAAGAAACAGAACTTATTACTCGCGAAAAATTATATGGATCTGAAGGTGGTGTATCTAGTCCTGGATCTGAATTTGAATTAGACTCTATAGAAAGTGAAATACAAAATAGAGTAAATTCATTAGAAAGCGAAATAAAGTCTAGAGCAAATGAAGCAGTAGCTGGTTTTGGTAGTGCAATAAATAATATTGCTAGTCGATTTAAACTATAGGAGATATAATGTTTTTTAGTCAATTTCCATCAGTCGCTTATGATTTTAATCGTACTGGTACAGTAGACCGTATGGTCGATATATTTCGTGCTATACGTCCTGAAACATTACAAGAATTGGATAACGTAACGGTTTATAAAGAATTTGAAATCAATAATGGTATGCGACCAGATGTTTTATCTCAAAAATTATATGGCACACCAGATTTTTATTGGACATTTTTTATTATTAATGATTTTTTACATGACGGTCTACAAACTTGGCCAATGAGCGAAAGTGCACTTCGTAAATATATCGAAGCAAATTATTCTGGTAAAGCACTATGTTTTAAACCAGATGTTACCGAAGATGCTGATGGAATACCTCAAGGGACAAAAAATTCTGTTGCTGGTGTTTTAAAATTAGGTGAACTTGTTTACGGTGGTACTTCAGGGTCGATCGGTAGACTTGTTCGGAAAGATGCTGATTTAAATGAAATTATACTTCAAGATGTTGTACCAGGAATTGCAGGAACTGATCCTTACAGTGGAGCAGTTGATAATAATGTTGTTGGTGGAAGCTTTAGACCTGGTGAATTTTTAAGCGCATCGGAAACTGCATTAGATAGTGAAACACTATATTCTTTACAAGTTAATAAAGTATATGATTACGCGAGTGCACCAGCTTATTATTATGAAAATGGAGATCCTGATAAAAGACCTATTACAAACAATGATGGCATTGCACCTTTGTTAAATGTATATTCTGATGTTCAGTGGGATCGTGATCTTCAAAGAAGAATTAGTGGTGGTTTTCAAGCTGAAAACTTCGGTTCAGTAAGTAGTCCTATTCAGTCTAATGCAACCTATGCGTCGCCTTTAGTATATAGTGGTGGATATGACGATGTCTATGGAGATGAGAATCTAAGAGCTGGATATGTGAATGACGCAGCTGTAAATGGTGGTATAGCATATATTACAAATGAACAACACTTACGTAACTTAAATGATCGACGATCTAAAATAAAAATTATTGATCCCGCATATATAACAACTTTTGTTGAAGAGTTTGAGAATATTTTAAATGCCTAAATTTAATTCAAAGACTGACGGTAATCGTACGGTATCTCCTGATGGTTACGATGTTTATTCAATACATGTTACGCTTCTAAACGGTAATGTAGCTGATATAAAAGGTCTTGTTCAAGAAATAGAAATAATTGAAAGCTTACATACGTCATCTATACAAGTAATGCTACGGTTATATGATGCGACAAACTTTTTAGAAAATAGTCATTTAATAAGCGGTGAAAAGGTAAATATAAAATTACGTAGAACTGTAAACACAAATGATTCGTTTGCCGAATCTCAAAATAAATTTGATATTGAAGTTTATATTGCAGCTATCACAGGTCATACTAATCCTAAACCAGGTCTTCAAGCATATTCATTAGAATGTTTATCTGAGCATGCAATGGTAAGTAATACTAAAAGTATTAATCGATCTTTTAATGGTGTTATTAGTCAGTTAGTTAATAACATTTTTACAAATGATCTAGGCTTAAAAGTTAATACTGACTTTAAATCTGAAAATATATCTGACTCTACTGATAACATAAAGGGTATATATCCAAACCTTTCACCATTAGAAGCTTTAACTTGGTTAACAAGAAATTCTTCTAATGATGGAACTCCTTACTTTTTTTATGAAACAATACAAGGCGGATTACATTTTAAATCATACAATGATATGATTGGAGAACCATTATACAGATCGTATAATGATGCATCTTTTAATCAAGCTAAACCGAATACAGCTGAACATTATAAAGAACTAGAAAGGAAAATTTTAAATTTAAATTCTGATTTAAATCGATCAGTATATAATTCTATTGATAGTGGTGCATATAGCTCACAACTTCATACAATCGATATTGCGACAAAAAAATATAAGCAAACACACTTTACATATAACAACACGCATAAAGTAGATGCTAATGTTCCGTTTAGTAAGCAAACAGAGTTTGATAATAAAAAAATAAACGAATTTACATCAAATAAAGAATATCACATTTCTTTAAATTCAAAAGCATTTAGTAAAGATATGAATTATCATAAGCCTACTACTAATTCTTTATTAAATAAACAATCATACTATAATAATTTAAGCTTTATGGGCTTAGACATGGAAATATATGGCGACTTTAATATATCAGTTGGAAAGAAAGTTGGTATTATAATACCTAAACCAGATGATAATGAAAGCGGTGCGAGAGCTGGTAAAAGAATAGTTGATAAATATATTGGAGGTGCATATATTGTAACTTCTATATCACATTTCTTTTCTCCTACAGATTATAGATGTAGCGTTGGTTTACAAAAAGATAGCTTAAGCTTTGATTTAGATTCGGATATAGAAATTGGTAAAAGCTCTAATCGCAATAAAACTCGTAAACGTAGTCGACGTGGATCAAGAAGGTAAATTATGAATAGAAACAGTGATGCATTTATAGGAGGAAACTTTAGTTGGTTTACGGGTGTCGTAGAAGATATAAATGATCCTGAAAAACTAGGACGAGTACGTATGCGAGCTTTTGGTTATCATACTGAAAGTTTAACTGATATTAAGACTGAAGCATTGCCATGGGCAACTGTAATGGGTCCTACAAACTCTGCAAATATATCTGGTATTGGTACAACCACACATGGATTAGTGAATGGCTCATGGGTAGTCGGATTTTTTCGTGATGGACCTAGTGCACAAGACCCGATTATTATGGGAACGGTCGGATCGACATACGAAGAAAAACCAAAAAGTAAAGTTGGTTTTTCTGATCCTTCTGGAACATATCCAAAATTACAAGGAACAGAAAGTACTTACGTAGATACAAACTTGTTAGCACGTGGTACGAATACCATTACACGAGAACTTGATACTGTAACTGAAGAACCTGCAACAAAATATGCTGCAGAGTATCCAAATAATAAAGTAACACAAACTACATCTGGCCATATTATTGAAATAGATGATACGCCAGGTGCTGAAAGAATTAATGTAAGACATCGCTCTGGTACATTCGTAGAGATACATCCTAATGGTGATGTTGTACAGAATAATGGTAACCGATTCCAAATAACAACTGGTAATGATAATGTTCATATTACGGGTGTATGTAATCTAACAATCGATCAAGACTGCAATACAACTATTTTAGGCGATTGGAATATCGATGTTACAGGTAATAAAACAGAAACAATCGGTGGTAACGTAGTAGAAGATGTTAGTGGTGATGTTAATGAGACTGTTGGCGGTAATGTTACTGAAGATTATAGTGGTAGTCAAAAAACAACTGCGTCATCGATGGATATTAACGGTGGCAGCGGTATTGATATGGATGCTGGAACAATTAATCTAAACTAGGAAATAATATGCCAGGAATTACAAGAGTAGGAGATCAACACCAAGGGCACGCAAGTCCCACCCCCAACCCGTTTCATAAGACATCTTATGCATCTGGTTCTCCTAATGTATTCGTAAATGGTAAAGCTGCGGTTAGAGAAGGAGACTCTACGGGATGTGGAGATAAAGCTGTAGGCAAAAGTAGTACTGTAAAAGTAAATGGTAAAGGTGTTCATCGTATTGGTGATTCAACAAGTGGTCACGGTAGCTGGGTTCCGAATGCTGCAGCAGGTGGCTCAGGAAATGTAATCGCGGGGTGATAAATGGCTAAACCAAATTATGCTGCACTACTTGCTTCTATTGGTACTAAGACTAGAGAAATCGAAACAATCGATAAAGAAATAGTCGTTCTTGATGCGGAGATAACTGATCTCAATAGTAAAATTAATGACAGTAGTCGAGATGAATCGTTAAAAGTTTCTGATAGATCTACTAAGAATACTAAAGAAACACAAAAAACAACTAAGCAAACTGAAAAGACAACTAAAGAATCAGCAAAGCAAGTAGACATATTAGCATGTTATGTGTTTACTGAAGAATTAACAAAGGAAGAAGAAGATTTATTTAATTATGTTTCAGAAGATTATTTAGTAGATAATCCTGGAACAACCACAGCATATATTGGAAAATATTATGGAGAAAACGGGGAACTACAATGAGTTTAACTAAAAGATCAGGCAAAGGTAGTGCACTGACATATAACGAAATGGATGATAATCTTACTCATCTAGGTGGTGATGGGTCTTATCAATTTCCCGCAACTGATGGTTCTGCTGATCAGGTTTTAGGTACGAATGGTAGTGGTCAACTTAGCTTTATTGATCAGAGTGGATTAGCAGGCTTACCTATAAAACACAATATGGGAACTGATGGTGCGTTAGTAGAAACCTACGTGCTTGACATTGCAGGAACTAATTCTAATAAAAAAGATATTATTAATATAGGGCAAAGAGGAAGTGTTAATATTGCTGAAGTTAATGTTTATGCTGGAGATACCGGTAAAGTTATTTTGCATTATGGTGATGAAAATAATCCGGATGTTGCAACATTACAAGAATCTCAAAGATTACATACTACTGCTAGAGGTATACATGTAGGATCTAATTTGGTTGGTCAAGGTACGTATACCGCAGGAGATAACCAAATTAACAATGATAGGGGTTTTGGTTTTGTAGTTGGATCAGGAATTGAAAATTATGGTTATAATACATTTGCTGTTGGCCAAGAACATAATATAAGTTCATATTCAAATAATAATTTTGTTATGGGTTATAATGTTGATACTACATTATATGTTCATCAATCGATGGGAATTGGTACAAATATTAATCTGAAAGGAGCTAATAGCGAGGCTGCTAAATACGAAGGAATGCTTGCAATCGGAAAATATGTCGAAGTAAGACAAGACGGTGCAGTAGGTATTGGAACCGGTTTAGTTAATTCATATTTAAAAGCTGATGGTAGAGGTGCAATTGCATTAGGTGATCAGTCGCAAGCTACAGCCAATTACGCATTTGCTCAAGGCGATACACAAAATGCTGGAGCTCCTTTAGGTTGGATGAAACCTACAGCATCTGCAACAAATGCTGTTTGTTTTGGTCCTAATACAGTTTCAACCGCTTCGAGCTTTTCAGTTGGTAAATTTAATAGAATTTCTGGTTCTGGATGTATTTTACAAGTAGCAATCGGTGACTATAATAACGTGCTTACTAATCGTTCAGTTGTTATTGGCAAAAGCAATGTAGCAGAAGTAAATCCAGAGAATGTAGCAGGTACACCAGCATCATGCTTTGCAGTAGGTAGTACGAATACTGTAAGAGGTGATCATGGTATGGCATTAGGTAAAG